AGATCAAAAGGTAGAAAACTTATTAGGTGTATTGAATTGGAAGATTGCTGAGAATACACAGATCGCTACTACATTTGATAATTTGTTTACATTTGAATAATGGCTACATTAAAAGAATTAGTAAAATTTCGTAACGATCTGATCATAAGATCAAAATTTTTAACACTAGCAGAACCAATTGATGCAGTGGTGCAATTAATTAGATCAACTATCATTGAAAATTCTAACGTTGCCGAATCCCCTATACATGTTAAAATTGATCAAATGATTGATGAATATCAACAATTGAAGGAAAAATCATTTGTTATACAAAATAATTTTATAAGTGAAATCAACAGTATTAATCAAATGATTGATAGTGCTGTTGAAAATATCAACACAAGTAATACAATCAGTATAATAGCATTTAAAATTAATGCTGACATAAATCATTTAATTTTAACAAGAATGCAAAAATATGCGGATTGGCGATTCCCTGCTCTGAGATTAGGCTGTGGGTATGTAGGGCAGTGTCAAGATGATATTTTTAATGGAAACACCCAACTGTGCAATTTGTTATCTATAGAATATTCAAATGAATTGGTTGTGGGTGATCCTTTATATTTTTGTGACTCAGGCCAGGCACGAATTGATTCAGTCACTGAGCATTTTAACGATGTTTATCAAAAACGTATAAGGAAATATACTATCACAGATAATAATTTGTCAGTGTTACCGCAGAATCAATTTGGTTTTATTTTTGCCTGGATGCAATTTAATTATTGGGATTTATCAACCATAGAAATTTATCTACGCAAGATATTTGATTTATTACGTCCGGGCGGATCAGTGATGTTTAGTTATAATAACAGCGATTTGGAAGAATCTGCAGAGTTAGTAGAGAGAAATCTCATGCGACACGCACCAAAACGTAGTTTAATTAAATTATGTGAATCTATTGGATTTGAAATAGAAGAAAGTTATGATTTACCAAACGCAGATGTAAAAATAAAATATATCAGTTGGTTAGAAGCAAGGCGACCAGGAAAATTACATACAATCAAATCACTACCAGTTTTAGGAAAGATCCTTGCAAAATAATTTCATCAAACCACTTGCAAGATCTAAATAAACCATATACAATACATTATCAAACAGGAGAATTAAATGAGAGACCATCTATTAGACATCGTTAAAAACACTTATGGCTTAGGCATTATTGACCTAGTTAAAGTATCAGGGACAGATTCAGAAACCAACATCGAAGCACTAGCAGAAGACCGCAGTGTTATTGTACAGGCTAAACTAAACGGACCAGTAGCAGAGTTCATTGGTACATTTGGTATGCCGAATCTAGGTAAACTAAACACTATTTTAGGTATTCCAGAATACAAAGACAATGCTAAGATTTCAATTACCAAACAAGATCGTAATGGTGAACCTGTAGCTGTGGGATTGCATTTTGAAAATGCCGCAGGCGACTTTAAAAACGACTATCGTTTTATGAGCCAAGAGATTGTCAATGATAAACTTAAAACTGTTAAAATGCGATCAGTAGCGTGGAACGTAGAGTTTGAACCAACAGTGGCTAATATCCAAAGACTTAAATTCCAAGCAAGTGCTAATGCAGAAGAAAATAATTTTACTGCTAAAACTAACAACGGTAATTTAGAATTATCATTTGGTGATCATAGTAGTCATGCTGGTAACTTTGTATTCCAAACAGGTGTTACTGGTACGTTAAGTAAAGCGTGGTCGTGGCCAGTTGCGGCTGTCATTGCCATCCTTAATCTAGCAGGTGATAAGAAATTTAGTATCAGTGACGAAGGTGCAGCACAGATCACTGTTAACTCAGGTCTCGCTACATACAACTACATCTTACCAGCACAGAGTAAGTAATGGATTTGGGTCGTTGGGTACACCTGGGGCATAGATTAGGTGAATGTTGGGTCGACGAAGTTCATAACAAGACCTACGTACATATACCTAAAAATGCCAGTAGTTTTATTAAAGGTGTGCTGATTGGTTCGGGCGGTTTTTGGCATCACAGTGAAACATTAATCAACAGCAACGAAAATTTGATTATGTTACGTGATCCTATTGATCGTTGGTTAAGTGGTATTACTCAATATCTACATAATAGTAAGCAGGATCTATCTGCAGACGAAATATTTGATAAGATTACGTTCGATGATCATACTGATCTACAGACATATTTTTTACAAGGTGTTGATCTGGGTCATGCTACTTTTATGTTTGTGGATGAAAATTTGCGAGCTAATTTAGCCAATTGGATTTATGATCGTGGTTATAGGACCAATGTCGATATCGCAATCGAATATAATGCCAGCAGTGAAGATGACCGCGCAACAACCAAAAATTATTACACTAAACTACTTAACCAAAACCCAGAATTTGTGTTAAAATTACAACAGCACTTTGAAGAAGACTATAAACTAATTGGTAAAGTAAAATTCTATGGAAATTGATAATCTAACCAGCAAGCAACTAGACTATGCTGTATTCTTGCCAGCATTGAGTGGCTTCTATGCTACCTATGTAGGCAAGCAACGACATGATCCTACGTATGTAGATCCAGCACGTATACCAGCAGACTTTGAAAATGGTATCGAAGGGCTTAACTGGCTTAATCCAGATGCAGCCTACTTTCCATATCATTGGAGCCTGTATTCAGCAGGTCATGCTGAGTTAGATGTGAACAAACACAGTCCAAAAGAAGATATGGTTAGAAATAGAGACCGCTCACGTAGTTTTATCTTAGGTGATAGCGGTGGGTTCCAGATTGGTAAAGGTGTGTGGGAAGGTGATTGGAAGAATCCTGCCTGCCCTAAAGCACAAAAGAAACGTGAGCTAGTGCTTACTTGGATGGACGCATATATGGACTATGGTATGTGTTTAGATATTCCAGCTTGGGTGGCTCGTAGCCCAGCAGGTGCTAAAGCCACTGGTATTAGCACCTATGAAGAAGCAGTACAAGGCACATATATCAATAATGATTGGTTTATCAATAATCGTACAGGTGCTTGTAAGTTCTTAAATGTTCTACAAGGTGAGAATCACGCAGATGCCGACGATTGGTATGATCGTATGAAGAAGTATTGTGATCCTAAACAATATCCAGGACGTCATTTTAATGGCTGGGCTATGGGTGGACAGAACATGTGTGACGTGCATCTAGTATTGAAGAGATTGGTGGCATTACGCTTTGACGGTCTATTACAAGAAGGTATTCATGATTGGATGCACTTCTTGGGTACAAGTAAACTAGAGTGGGCATGTTTATTAACTGATATCCAACGTGCTGTGCGTAAGTATGTTAATCCTAAATTTACAATATCGTTTGACTGCGCTAGTCCATTCTTAGCCAGTGCTAATGGACAGATCTATATCCAAACTGAGATCGAAGATCGTAGCAAATGGACTTATCGTATGGTTCCAAGTGTAGATGATAAAAAGTATTCCACAGACACACGCAGATTTAAAGATGCAGTATTACAAGATGGTTTATTTAAAGCATTTACAGAGAGTCCAGTAAGCCAACGTTGTACGATTAAAGATATCTGTATCTATAAGCCAGGTGACCTAAATAAGATTAATAAAGAAGGCAAGACGTCATGGGATAGTTTCAGTTATGCTATACAAATGGGTCATAATGTTTGGAGTCATTTGACAGCCGTGCAAGAAGCAAATCGTCAATATGATCTTGGACTTATTCCAAAGATGCTAGTACAAGAAACATTTGATCGTGTTTACTTTAAAGACGTAGTAGAAGCTATATTTGCTGCACCCGATCGTGCCAGGGCTGAACAGATCATCGAAGATCACAGCAAATTTTGGATGGCGATCATTGGTACACGTGGTGCTACAGGTAAGAAAACTGTCAACGCAAGTACTATGTTTAATAGCTTGTTTGAAAGTGAAGAAGTTGAAGAACATCACCCAGACGACAGTGGCTTAGATGAATCTAGTTTAGATAATTTAGAAACCCAACTAGGAGAGTAACGTGAATAAGGAAAAGTTACAACATCACCTTAAACATTTAGAAGACCGTCACGCAGAGTTAGAAAAGAAAATCAAAGACGGATACAGTCATTACCTAGATGATATACACCTAGGTAAAATTAAACACGAGAAACTAGGTGTTAAACGTGAAATCACTAAAACTGAAAAACAATTGGAAGAATATAGATGAAACGTGATTATACAGATGGAGTAAAAGAAGATATAACATTCTTTACAGGTGTAGAGATTGAACGGACTCCTGCCTACGGTATGATGACATTGTTTGTAGTAGGTGTACAACATGCAGAAGAAATTATTGCGTTAGCTAAAGAAAAAGATTGTAGACATATTTATTTTGGTGCTAATCAAAGTTTTCCCAAGTTAGCCACAGATGATGCTGACGCCTGGCGTCCGTGGGAGCGTATGATTGATCAATGCCTGACCGCAGGCTTATGGTGTACCCTAGATTTTGATGTTGCAGTAGTACAAGGTGTGCTAGAGTGTACATTTATTGGTCATCGTAGATTTATTCCACAAATTTCGGTAAAATTACCCTACTTGACACAGCTAGGATATAATGCTACAATTAAGCTAGACGATCTAGACTTTGATGCAACAAACCCTGGTGTTTGGTGCCATCGCCTACGTGATTTAACAACAACAGAGAGCTTTACTGATTGGGATCAATATGGTAAAGATGAGATTATAAAATGATACAAGCAGAACGTGAAAAGATAGATAGAATTATTCAAGCAAGCCAAAAGAAAGTATGGGTCACTTTCCAACGTGAAGGTATCCATTGTTTTCCAGCAGCCGCAACTGATCCTAAACTAGCAGATGTTGCATTCTTAGCTAGTCCACATCGTCATATATTCCATTTCCGTGTAGCAATAGATGTATTCCATGATGATCGTGAATTGGAATTCATACAATTTAAACGCTGGTTGGAATCATTATATGTAAATACAGTATTACAACTAGATTATAAAAGTTGTGAAATGATAGCAGATGATTTGTACGCACAGATCGCTGCCAAGTATCCCAATCGCGATGTTCACATAGAAGTAAGTGAAGATGGCGAAAATGGGTGTTATGTTGAGTATAACAATACTCGTCCTTTACAATCTGTCACTATCTAGGAGATATTATTGTGGCAAATCCAAATTGGGTAAACAAGTACCTACGTATGACCCCCGAAGTTCGTCAAATTTTCAATGACTTAGATGCATGGTGCAACTACTGTCGTTTCCGTATGATCAAGTATGATGAAGCTGACCTTTATCGTAGTCCAGAGTATAAAGAATGGATGGAACGTCGTAAGAAACGTCAACAATGGCAGGCCCGCAATGGTCATGTTAGTTATAATAATAGAAACAATAGAGGACAATAATGACTGTATTTCTAGTTGATCTAGAAAGTGTTGAAACAAGGTACACGGGTCAGTGGAAGACTCATGTACCTAATCTATTAAAGGAACAAGGACACGATGTATATATCATTGACGGACCAAGTGATATTCCAAATGCTACTACCCCTGGTGCTTTTCTTAATTTTGGCGGTACTAATATCTACAAAGCCCGTCAAGTTGAAACTATCGGCAGGTTATTTTGTGATGGTGCAGTTAGCTCTGGTGATCACTTTATTTTTACTGATGCATGGCATCCTGGAATTATTAATCTAAAGTATATGAGTGAACTACTTGGCATTCCTGTCAAGATTCACGCACTGTGGCACGCTGGTAGTTATGATCCACAGGACTTCTTAGGTCGTCTTGTTGGTGATAAGCCCTGGGTGCGTCACGCAGAAAAGAGTTTCTTTCATGCTATCGATTATAACTACTTTGCTACAGACTTTCACATTCGTATGTTTGAAGAGAATTTGTTTGCTGGAGAAGTAGATAAGAGTAAAATTATACGCACAGGTTGGCCGATGGAATATATGCAGCCAACATTGGAAATATTTAAAGAATTGCCCAAACGTGATCTTATCTTATTTCCACATCGCCTTGCTCCAGAGAAACAGGTAGAAATATTCCGTGATCTCAAAGCGGCATTACCGCAATATGAGTTTATTGTCTGTCAAGATACACCTTTAACTAAAGTACAGTATCATGCCTTACTAGCGACAGCTAAGATCGTGTTTAGTGCTAACCTACAAGAAACACTAGGCATCAGTATGTATGAAGGTGCACTACTTGGTGCTATTCCTTTAGTACCTGATCGTTTGAGCTACAGTGAAATGTTTAGTAAGATTTGGAAGTATCCAAGTGCTTGGACGGAATCTTGGGATAGTTATTTGGCACATAAACAAGAGCTCATTGCCAAGATTACGGACTTTATGGACAATTATAATGACTATGCTGAATATGTCCCTCAACAGGCCGCTAGTCTGACTAACAATTTCTTCTCTGCAACTAAACTCCTAGAAAACATTCAATAATGGGCTTTGAAAAGATCACAGAGTTTGAACGAGCACTAGCTCAGTTCACAGGTGCGCCATATGCAGTTATGACTGACTGTTGCACCCATGCTATCGAACTTTGTCTACGTTATCATCAGCATACACGAGTATTATTCCCTGCACATACCTATCTTAGTATTCCTATGACCATGCATAAGTTGGGTATCAGTTACGAATTAACCGACAAACCCTGGATCGGTGAATATCAATTTATTGGTACTCGCATCTGGGACAGTGCTAGACTGCTTAAACAAGGTATGTATCGACCAGGTCAACTACAGTGTTTAAGTTTTGGTTATGGTAAACCACTTGAGATTGGACGTGGTGGTGCTGTCTTAACCGATGATCTAGAAGTCTACAACACACTCAAACATCAATGCTATGATGGGCGTGACTTATCTATCAGTCCTTGGGAAGATCAAAAAACATTTAAAGTCGGATATCACTATAAACCCACTATAGAAGAAGCTGTGATTGGTTTAGAAAAATTACCCCTAGTGGACCAAATACCTAAATATAAAGAGTATCCAGATCTTAGAAATATTACGATCATTAGTTGACATAGACCTAAATAACCTATATAATATTAACAATACGGCAATCCTCTGCCTTAACATCGGAGATAGAAATTGAGTGATAAAACAATAAGCGAACGAATTCTCGAACGCATACAAGCAAGTAATACTAGATATTGGGCAGGCGACAATATTTCAGAATATATCCTAGACAGTGAACGTGCTGAACTAGTAGATGAACTAACAACTAAATTTGAAGGTGTATTAGATAGTTTATTGATTGATCGTCATGGCGATCCAAATAGCCAAGGTACAGCACATAGATTGGCTAAAATGTACATACATGAAATCATGTCAGGTAGATATGATCCAGCACCAGATGCTACAGCTTTTCCAAATGATTCGGAGGACCGTTATGAAGGTATGCTCGTGGTTAGAAGTGAGCTTCGCAGTATGTGTAGTCATCATCATCAGCCTGTCGCTGGTGTTGCCTATATTGGGATTATTGCCGCACAAAAACTTATTGGCCTTAGCAAGTATACTCGTATTGCTCAATGGTGTAGTCGTCGTGGTACATTACAAGAAGAACTTGCTAACGACATCGCAAGAGAAATAATGAAAGCCACAGGCAGTGAGAATGTTGCTGTGTATATACAAGCCACACATGGTTGCTGTGAAAATCGTGGTATCATGGCACACTCTAGTCTAACACAGACTACTGTACTCAAAGGTGCATTCAAAGATGATGGTAATACTAAAAAAGAGTTTTTTGATAACATTAAACTACAACAGGAGTTTGCACCCAGATGAGTGACTTAAAATCATTAAGTTTAGAATATTTTTATCATTTTTCATGCAAAGACTTAGATGCTGTAAGTCGTATGTTTGCGTCAGGCAGTGTATTACGTGACTGGGAGAATTCAGCAGAAGGCAAGGAAGATGTTATAGCTATTTACGAAAAGATTTTTAACAGCGTTAAATCTATTGCTGTTACTCCAAGAGCATTATATAAAGATGGAGATACTGTTATAGCTGAATTATTAATTAGCATCAATGATAATGAACAGATTTTAGTCACAGATATTATTAAATTCAATGAAGCAGGTAAAATACTCAGTGTCAGAGCATATAAAGGATAAGCAATGAAAAAATTATACGTAGATGATCAACAGATCCGTGAATACGTTAATAAAATCTCATATCAGATGTACAAGGACAACTGGCGTCCAGACTACATCGTAGGACTTACCCGCGGAGGACTTGTTCCCGCGGTATATATGAGTCATATGTTAGATATTCCAATGGAAACATTAAAAGTAGCCCTACGTGATGGTGAGGGCGGTGAAAGCAACTGCTGGATGGCAGAAGATGCCTTTGGATATTTAAGTGCTAGTAGTGTGCCTAGGCCAGAGGGCGAACCAACAAGTGATCCTAGTCTACGTAAAAACATCTTGATCTTAGATGACATTAACGATACCGGTGCTACACTTGATTGGATCATCGAGGATTGGCAAGGTATTAATTTGCCAAACGATCCAGCCTGGGCAGATATTTGGGGTAATAATGTTCGCTTCGCAGTATTGTTTGATAACCTAAGCAGTAAATTTAGTCGTTGTGTTGACTATCATGCTGTAACTATAAACAAGGCTGAAGAAGATGTTTGGATTGTTTATCCGTGGGAAAGATAATCTTGCAATTTTTCGATAATAATAGTAAACTAATAGGATGGCTAGCTAATATCATTACCGTTGTTGGGGTGGTATTTACTAGTTTTGATGTGTATCCACTCAACATTATTATATTATCTATTGCCTGTTTATTTTGGATCATAACTGGTATTGTTTGGAAGAAACCAGAACTATGGTCATTGAACGCTATTATATTTTTAATTTACATATATGGATTGATTAGATGAGTAAACTTAAAGTCAGTGAAATATTCTATTCAGCACAAGGTGAAGGACGCTTTATTGGCGTGCCTAGTGTGTTCTTAAGGACTTTTGGCTGTAACTTTACCTGTGGTGGATTTGGTATGAAGGATCGCACACAGATGAGCACTGAACGTGAATTTATCGATCCTACAAAATATCGTATATATGAAGAACTTCCTTTGGTCAATACAGGCTGTGATAGCTATGCCAGCTGGGATCCTAAATTTAAGAACTTTAGTCCACTATTAGAAATTGATGCAGTGGCTAAACGTCTTACAGATCTAGTACCAAGCAATAGTTGGATCATGCCCAATGGTAATGATACCCATTTAGTTATCACAGGTGGCGAACCATTGCTGGGTTGGCAACGTGCTTATCCAGAATTGTTAGATCATGAAGAAATGTTTAACTTATTGAACTTAACATTTGAAACTAACGGTACTCAAGAACTACATGAAGATTTTGCCAAATATCTAAAAATATGGAATCGTGGTAGCCGTGAGATAACATTCAGTGTTAGTGCTAAACTATCAGCAAGTGGTGAAGCGTGGGCTGATGCGATCAAACCTGATATTGTTCGTAGTTATGAAAAGATCGGCACAACATATCTTAAGTTTGTAGTTGAAAAGCCTAGTGACTTTGATGAAGTTGATCGAGCAGTAGCAGAATATCGTAAAGCAAAATTTAAGGGTGTAGTTTATATTATGCCTGTAGGTGGTGTGGTTAAAGTCTACGATGGTAATAAATTTAACGTAGCTGATGAAGCTATGCGTCGTGGTTATTATTACAGCCCAAGATTACATGTTGATCTTTGGGGTAACAGTTGGGGCAAATAAAAGGAAAATATGAGCTATCTATTTACAAGTGAAAGTGTCAGTGAAGGACACCCAGATAAAGTAGCAGACGCTATCAGTGATGCTGTTTTAGATTTAATGATGCGTGAAGGTAATAAGGCCTATCGTTGTGCTTGCGAAACACTAGTAACAACTAATCAAGTGATCCTAGCTGGTGAATACAAAGGCATTTACAATCACCTAGAAGTTGAAAATGCTGTGCGTCGTGTCATACGAGATATCGGCTATGAACAAGATGGATTCCATTGGGAAACTGTAGATATTAAAAACTACATGCATGGTCAGTCAGCTGACATTGCCTTAGGCACAGACACATTTGGTGCAGGTGACCAAGGACTTATGTTTGGCTATGCTACAAACAAAACACCAAACTATATGCCGCCAACTATCTACTACAGTCACAAGATTGTAGAAGCACTAGCAAAGTTACGTAAAGAAGGTGCTCGTTGGTTAGGCCCTGATGCTAAATCACAGGTAACATTAAAGTTTAACGATGATCATTCACTTAGTCACGCTGCTAAGATTGTATGTTCGACACAACATTCAGCAGACACGGATATAGACACGGTTAGAGAACAGGTAAAAGCAATTATTCTAACGGTATTGCCGGCAGAACTTATTACTGATGAAACAGAGTTTTTAATCAATCCAACTGGTCGCTTTGTTATTGGTGGTCCAGATGGTGACACAGGCCTAACAGGACGTAAGATTATCGTAGATACCTATGGTGGTAGTTGTCCACATGGTGGCGGTGCATTCTCAGGCAAGGATCCTACTAAGGTTGATCGTAGTGCAGCTTATATGGCTCGTTATCTAGCTAAGAACATCGTAGCTAGTGGTAAGGCCACACATGCTATTGTTCAACTTGCTTATGCGATTGGGGTAGAGCAACCTATGAGTGTTTACGTTGACAGTGACGGAAATAATAGTGAGCTTACTGAATGGATAATTACTAATGTAGACTTGACCCCAAAGGGTATTATTAATAAATTTGATCTATTCCGCCCTATCTACAGTAGTACAACTAACTACGGACATTTTGGTAAACCTGGTTTACCGTGGGAAGAGTTAGATTTATTCAAGGAATAATATGATAAAGAAATTAATCAATAACTTATTTGGTGTTAAGCCAGAACCCGCAGTTATCAAAGAACAAAAAATTAAAAAAACTCCAAAAGAGCTTGCTACAGAAGCAGGTGAACCTTGGGTAGAAGTGATTGGTATTGATATTGATAAAGATAATCCAGGTGCAGGTAGTTTTGAATTAGATTGGAATGATAAATTCGTAGCCAATCTGATCCGTGCTGGCTATCAAGGCAAAACAGATCAGGACCTAGTAGACAATTGGTTCCGTAGTGTTTGCCAAAATGTAGTCTTGGAAAACTATGAACAAGAGCAAGCTGATCCAGATAATCGTCCAAGTAACCGTAGAGATTTAGGCAACGGTAGAACAGAAGTTAGTTGACAAAAATCAAAAAAGAAAGTATAATGGTTAAATGAGATATCTACTTGTTGACACTGCAAACACATTCTTTAGAGCCCGACATTCAGCACATCGCCAAAGTGATACTTGGGACAAGCTGGGTTTTGCTATCCACGTAACCCTAGCATCGATCAATAAATCATGGCGTGATCAAAAGGCTGATCATGTTATATTCTGTTTAGAAGGGCGCAGTTGGCGCAAAGACTTCTACGAACCTTATAAGAAAAACCGTAGTGTAGCACGTGCGGCACTTACTGAAAGTGAAGCAGAAGAGGATAAGTTATTCTGGGAAACCTTTGATAACTTAAAAACATTTGTCGCAGAAAAGACTAACTGTAGTGTTCTACAGCACGGCGAATTAGAAGCTGATGATTTGATCGCAGGTTGGATACAAAGTCACCCAGATGATCATCATACTATCATATCCAGTGATACAGACTTCTATCAACTCCTAGCAGACAACGTTAATCAATACAATGGCATCAGCGATGAGCTCCATACGCTAAAAGGTATCTTTGACAAGAAAGGTAAACCAGTCATTGACAAAAAGACTAAAGAACCTAAGAAGATCCCTAACCCACAGTTTATACTTTTTGAAAAGTGTATGCGTGGCGATCCCACAGACAATGTATTTTCAGCATTTCCAGGCGTGCGCACCAAAGGTAGTAAAAACAAGGTAGGGCTTGAAGAAGCCTACAGTGACAAAGATAAGAAAGGCTATAATTGGAACAACATGATGTTACAGCGTTGGGTTGATCATAATGGTGTAGAACATCGTGTATTAGATGATTATGAACGCAATCGTGTCTTGGTTGACTTAACAGCACAACCAGATGACATAAAAGTTAAAATGGCAGAAACTATAGCAGCCGCACAGGTACCTAAGAACATGCCCATGGTTGGTGCACAGTTCTTAAAGTTCTGTGGCAAGTATGATTTGATCAAATTAAGTGACAATGCCAGCGCGATCAGTGAATGGTTGATGGCCAGTTATCCGCAGAAAGAACATGCATGAAAAATACTATGTCGAGTCGGTTATTTACATTTGGTTGCAGTTTTACCCGATACAAATGGCCAACTTGGGCAGATATACTAGGCCAAGAGTTTAATTTTTTTGAAAATTGGGGGTTGTGCGGTGGTGGAAATTTATTCATCTTTAATTCTGTTGTTGAATGTCTTATAAAAAATAATCTCAATAAAAATGATACAGTTATAGTCATGTGGACTAATATTACCAGGGAAGATGGGTACACTAATCACCATTGGCACCAGTTTGGTAATATACATTCACTATCCAAAAGAGATAAAAATTTTGATGATAGAGGGTATTTTATACGTGATATTGCATTAATATATGCAACAAAAAACTTATTAGAAACAAACAATATTCCATATATCTTTACTTCTATGGTGCCTATTACTAATACCGATCAATATTCAAAAATATATCTAAATAATACCAATGATGCGGAATTGTTATACAAAGATACGTTGGACTGTATCAGGCCTAGTGTATATGAATCTATTTTTGATTTTGATTGGAAATCCAATCCACTTAGTAAATCTTTTTTTGAATCTAAGATTGATGAAACTAGTCAAATTTTTAGTAGAAGCTACATTAAAGATGATCTTCATCCCACTCCGTTGGAACATTTAAAATATTTAGATTCAATATTACCAGAATTTTTTATTAGCGAAAAAATAAGAAAGTGGGCAACAGAAATTGATCGTAAATTAACAAGCAATGTAAATTTTGATGACTTATGGTTGCCTACCAATAACAAACCGGAAAGATTATGATAGCAGATGGCAAGTTCCTAGCATTAGATCTAGAGCTTAATCAACCTAGCGGCAAGATCATACAAGTTGGTGTTGCCATAGGTGATAAGAACACACGCTTTGAAGACTATGTTGTCCGTAAATGGTACATAGATCCACAGGAGCCTATCAGCGAATTTATCAATGACCTCACAGGTATAACTGATAGTGACATACGTGCAGAAGCATACAGTCATGAGCATGTTGCCCGTGAACTCAGTGAGCTGATAAAGGAACATAAGGTCTTTGTCAACCCAGTGACCTGGGGCGGTGGTGATAGTGTGGAATTATTGGCAGAATTCTGCAAAAACCATGCTGATTTTCCGCATTTTGGCCGTCGTTGGATCGACGTTAAGACCTGGTACACATACTTGATGCTGACCAAAGGTAAACAGCCTAGTGGTGGGCTAGCGTCAGCTATGGGCTATTTCAAACTACATTTTAAAGGTAAAGCACATAGGGCAGATGTAGATGCGGCTAATACTCTGGCATTGTTTTTTAACCTGTTAGAAAGACAAAGTAAATTGGAAAATTTACTTGACACAGCACGTGCGGTCTAAGTATAATATAGTATAAAGGAAAAATATGGCACATATAATTGATAAAACATTTGAATTCTGTTATGGACACAGAGTTTGGACACAGAAACTAAATGGTGAATATGCGGCAGACTTGAAGTGTGCTTGTCGTCACCTACATGGACATGAAGGCAAGATGCAGGTATATCTAAAGAGTCCAGAAGGCAAATTGGATCCAACTGGTATGGTAACTGACTTCCGTCACTTAGAGTGGCTGAAGAAATGGATCAACACTTATATTGATCATCAGTTTATATTAGATCATTCAGATCCATTATATAATCAGCTTATTGGCGATCGTAAATTGATTCCAGCACTTATTCCAGATACTACTCATGTAGCAGGATTTAATGTTTACTTGGGCGATCTAGAACCTGATACACCAGAGTATGAATACTATGAAGGCTTCTTCATTGTAGACTTTGTTCCTACTAGCGAAAACTTATCTAGTTGGATGGCAGATCTAGTAGAAGTAAAAATGAGTAAGTTAAACGTAACTGTTGACCACATTGATTGGTGGGAAACTCCTAAGTCAAGATCAGTATTTTATAGATAATGAAAAAAGAAGATATAATAGCAACCATAGCATTTGTCATCATGATAGCGTGTTCATTCGTACTATATTATATTATAAGAGAGATTGGACTTAAATGACTGCAACAGTGTTCATCTTATTAGCCTTATTTGGCATCAAACATTTCATCGCTGACTTCTTGATGCAGTTTGACTATATGCTCAGAGAAAAAGGCATCTATGGTGCTACTGGTGGTGTTCATCACGCCTTGGTCCATGCAAGTTGGACCTTCTTAATTCTAGTGTTCTTTTGCTCTGATGCAAATACAATTATCGCACTTTCATTTGCGGACTTTGTCTTACATTATCATATAGATTATTTTAAACAACAACTAAATCGTGGACTTACTCCAAAGGATCGTAACTTTTGGATTTGGCTAGGATTGG